TGACAATAGGGGTGGAATGGGGGGTGGTGTCCAAGTAGTACTACTACTATTACTACTATTTATGTAAAAAAGAGAAATGGCCCGGTCGTTTGGTAGGATCGGAATGGAGGCGACCGGGCCGGAGTGGTTTATTTTGTTCTGAAAACAGTAATAGTTAAAAATCCCAAATGAAGTCCATAATTTTTATACCAAGATAGATTTTCTTTAATTAATCTTAATGCAAAAAAAGTATGTAACCTAATGCAAAAATGCTCGAATATGCTAATTTCCAGTATGTTCATCCCCTTATCCTCCTATCCTGATAACCTCAACTCTGTTCAGTTTATATGCAATCCAGAACCGCAGCCGGAACCGTAATCGCATATACGCTATTACGTATTCGTTTGTTATTTTGTGTGTTGCTTCAATCATCGTCCTGATCCTCCTCAACATAAGCTCAAATACGCGAATACTGCTAACTTAATCACGTCAATCGCTGATATTGTATTGAATAGTTTCATAATCAATCCTCCTGATTATAGTATAACACACAATCCCTGATAATGCAAACAAAAAATAAAATTTATTTTATTGGCTATTGGCTATTGGCTATTGGTTGTGCGTGTGTGTAGTGTGTTGGCCTGTTCAAGGCCCCTCACGTGCTCTGTGTTGAAACAGGGGTATTCTGGTATGGGTATAGGGGCGTTCGTGGATTGTAGAGCGTGTGAGCGGCCTTCTCGCGTGTCCTGTGTGTGTTGGACACCCCCAGGGTAGCACCCTCGGTCGTGGGGCGGGGGAGTCTCGTACCCCCATCTTAGACCCGCCCCCGCACACCAAAATTTTTAGGCTACCGCAATAACCCCATAACCCCTATAAACGTCTCTACCATCCATATCGTTATAAATGACACATATGGTATTTTAGAGTCCGTATATAGCAATTGTAACGGTTACAGCAATAAAAACTTTTGTAAAAGGGTAATATTTTTCAAAAAAATTGAAATTTTCTTAAAATAAGGGGTATATGTTGTGTATATATAGAAGGGGTTATATTTTATGAAACAGATACAATTAACCCAAAATATGGTTGCACTTGTTGATGACGAAGATTATGCTTTGTTAAACAAGTATAAATGGCACGTTTCCAAGTATAGTAATATATTTTATGCTGCACGTACCATAAAAAATCCAGATGGTAAACAAACTACTATCTTGATGCATCGGGAAATCCTTGGACTAAAAAAGGGGGATAAGAAAGAGGCAGACCATATTAACCATAGTGGGCTTGACAATAGGCGGTGTAATTTGAGAATTTGCTCTCATTCTGAAAATCTTTGTAATAAAACACCAAAAAAAGATGGTTCAAGTCCTTATAATGGTGTATCGTGGAATACACACCGTAAGAAATGGCAAGCTAATATTAGAATTGATGGCAAATTAAAATTTTTAGGCCGTTTTTCTAAACCTGAACAAGCTGCCCTTACTTATGACTTGGCTGCCATAACATCTTTTGGGCAATTTGCAAATACTAATTTATTTTGAGGATAACGCTTCATTAATCGTAAGCAAAAACCGGCTAAGTCAGCCCAGAAAGAACGAACAATGAGGCATATTAGGATACTGGTGGTCGGGTGAGACCCGTTTAGGCGATAGCCACACCAGTTTTTGACAACAGGGTAACTGATATGCAACAAGTTAAGACACATAGTTTCAATGGAATTAGATATGACATCAAGATTTATGACCCCAATGATGCCAGAATAGATGGACTATGTGACCCCCCTACAGGTAGTGGCCAGGCTTTGCGTATTTTCACTGATATTGAAACCAGAAAAGGTTTAGAGACCTGTATTCATGAGGCCCTACATGCCTGTTATTGGGCCAAAACAGAAGATAAAGTTGAACAAACCGCCAGAGATGTCGCTCGTTTATTGTGGCGGTTGGGTTTTAGAAACACAGTAAGAAACAGGAGATAACAAATGAACCAAAATCATTCTGATAACGGCGGTTTTCGCACATCACCCCACCCCAACCAGAGCCAGCCGGTTATAACCCAAACAGCCCTACAGCTTACTAATGCTACCAAGGACACCAACACAACGGCTACGGTCGTGGCTGGCAAACGTTACCGCATTACAGCCCTGGTAACAGGCGGACTCTACCTTGGTTTGGCTGATGTAACGACTGCTGCCAACGTGAGGTGGGTATGCCCGTTGTACCAGTCTATTGAGATACAGATACCTTATGGGATAACATCCCTCCACTATGCAACAGACACGAACAGTGCTATCGGCTATCTTGTGGAGATTAAACAGGTTGAGGAAGATGACATCAGTAAGTAAGGAGTATAGGGATGCCAGTAACCAGTAAATCGCAGTTCCGCCTGATGAAAGGGATCGCTGAAGGAACGATAAAGCCCAAGGGCAAACTCACCAAAGAGAAAGCAGCAGAGATGGTAGAAGGCCAAACCCCGCATGGGCTGCCAGAAAAAGCCAGGGCATTGGGTCGATTGGTGGGCAGGGTTAAACGAGCTAAGGGTAAGAGGTTTAGGATAGGGGAATGACAGGTCAAACAGAAGCTAAGAGTGCATTAACGGCGTTTCTTACCCAGATTGGTGAGGAGGAAGTCACTATCTGCATTGATGGCCAACCCAGAGTCGTATCACGGGCGGAGGCTTTGGCCCGTAAGATGTATTTGCTTGCACTTGGTGGTTTTGAGGAAGTACAGATGCCTGATGGAACAATAGAGAAGTTTTTCCACAAACCTGATTATCGTGTTTCAAAAATGATCCGTGAGTTTACTGAGGGCAAAGCCCCAGTGGAAATAGTAGAAAAAGGTGGTAAAGGCCGTAAGCCTGGGCGGTTTAACAGTGCTGTGGCCGGACGATTGAATAACAGGTTGGGGCCAAAACGACCTTCGACCAAAGATAAGGGGAATGAGAATGAGTAAAGAATCAAAAAACCAATTGAAAATAAAATTAAGTTGTGGAAGATGTAATTTTAGTAAAAATATTGTAATCATCCCGGATAAAGACGGGGTTTTTACAATCCCCAATAAGTTTTGTCCGAACGATTTGAATGGTTTAAGCCGTACAATACTGGAGTCAAGTGAGCAAAACGAAGATAAAACCGAGTCTGCCAACTCCATTCCCAGACATCCCGGAATACTGGAAGTGCCCAAAAACGGGGATAGCGATTCCAAAAAGACCTGATGCCAATGTTAAATGGCGGATGGATTTGTTGGAAAAAGCAGAGAAGGACACTGGGATGCAGGATGACCTGCTTGCTGCCTGTGTAGAATCACAGTTGTTCTACATCAATGCGTTCTGTATGACCTATCACCAGTTCGATGTTGATGAACGTGGTCAACGTATTGAATCTAAATACCCCGACCAACCTATGATTACATGGCCTATCCAGGACAAATTGCTGATGAGTTTCGAGGAAGCAGTTGATAAAGGTGAGGACAGGCTTATTGATAAATCCCGTGATATGGGTGCAAGTTGGTGTTGTATTAATTTTTTTGATTGGATTACTCTGTTTCGACCAAAGGCCACAGAGTCTTTGTTTATGAGTCGTAATGAGGATTATGTGGACAAGCCTGGAAATATGAAAGCACTGTTCCAGAAGTTAGACTATATCCACACCTGGTTGCCCGATTGGATGCGACCACCGGATTGTTTTCTTAAGCAGGCCAATAGGCGACACATGCACTGGACTAACCCCATTACTGGAAGTACCATTGATGGTGAGTCCACAACCAAACACGCCGCAAGAGGTGACAGACGTTTGCTTGCTCTCCTTGATGAGTTCGGTGCAGTACAGAATGGTGCTGCCATGCGTATGTCCTCCCGTGACGCTGCGTTGGTTCGTATAGTCAATTCAACTTCTGTTCCTGGTAGTGAATATAATAAATGGCGAAGTGACAAAACTATCAAGGTTTTTGTTATGCCATTTTGGGAACATCCTCAGAAGGGTGCTGGCAGGTATGTAAACCAAACCAAAACAGGGAAGTGGGAGATTCGTTCACCCTGGTTTGACAAAGAAGAAAAAGCTCGTGGCCCCAAGTATATGGCTACTGAGGTTTTGCGTGAGGATACTGAACCTGGGTTATCGTTTTTCCTGGAGCAAAACATTGATAACCATATAGCTATGTATGCTCGACCCCCCATATCAAAGTGGGACATTAAGTGGAAAAAACATCTTGGGTATGATGACTTAGCCCATATCATAAAAAACAAAGAACAACTTATGCTCAGGCCGAGAGAAACACCAAGCGGGCCATTGAGTTTGTGGTGTGACTTAGTTGATGGCAGGCCAGACCAAACTAAGAGTTACATCTTTGGTATTGATGTTAGTAAGGGACAAGGTGCTTCTAACTCGGTTATATCAATTAAGTGTAAGGAAACAGGAGAAAAAGTAGGGGAGTGGGCGGATGCTACATATCCACCCTATGATTTCGCCCAAATTGTATTGGCAGTGGCTTTATGGTTTGGCGGCCCCAAACCCTGGAGATTGCCATTTTTGAAATGGGAAGAAAATGGCCCCGGTTGGCACTTCGGCAGGATTATAGTTAAAAAATGTTTTTATCCTTATTTTTACAGAGA